GAGAATGCGGCTAAAAGAGAATTTAGTGAAGAAACTGGAAATTGTGAAATCGGTGACTTAACATATATTGCTAGTTCTAAAATTAATGATTGGAGATATGCTAAAACTGAATCTGGTATAACGACAACATTATTTTTGGGTAAGTTTATGTTTGGTTCGATTCAACCATCAGATGATATTGCGGAATTAGCTTGGCTTTCATCCGATGATATTACTGTTGATAACATTATGGACGAACACCAAGAGTTATTTATAGTACTTAAAAATTATCTTGAAGATAACCTTATTTGGGCTTTAAATGTTGAATTTGCTAATAAAGTAGAGATTACTGATAAGATTTAAAAAATAAACATAAATGTAGTTTAATTGGTTAAAACAATTAATAATTAGGATGTGTACAGTCTGTTTGAAATTATTAAGAGAGTGATGTTCGAGTCATCCGTTTACGTCTATATAATTTATAAAAAAAACTTAAAAATAAAAAAAATGTCATTAAACGAAAAAAATAAACAAGTGGTTCTACCAAATAGAAGAGTTCATAAAACACCTAGATTATTATTAGGTGATGCTTATACTATTGGTTCAAATAAATTTGAGAGTGATGAAGCTAAAGAGAAATCTATTTATTACGTAACATTTCGTAAGAATTTATATACAATCAACCCACATATTTATAAACAAGGTGATAACCGAATCATTTTTATTGGGTTACAGCGAATATTGGATAAATTATTTTACGATCCAATCACACATGAAGAAATTGATGAAACTAAACGTTTTTTAGCGCATGCGAAGATTACTACAGAAGGTTTTAAAGAATATGAATTTCCAGAGGAAATTTGGAGACGTGTAGTTGATGAATTTAATGGTCGTCCACCAATTAAAATTAGAGCTGTAAGTGAAGGTTCAGTTATTTACCCTAATGAACCAGCAATTGAAATAATTTCAGATGTTGATGGAATGGGTGTATTGGGTGCTTGGTTTGAATCTAAAATTTTACAAACTTGGTCAACAACAGAACGTGTGACACAAGATGAGCATTTTTTATTACGTATTAAAGAACGTATATTAAAAGTTGACCCAGATATGTCAGATGATATGCTTAATTTTTATGCTAGTATTATGATCACTGATTTTGGTGATAGAGCTGGAATGACACTTGAAGAATCGGAAGATTTAGGTATGGTTCATTTATATACCTTTGGTGGTACTGATACGTTTTCTGGTGCTTACCAAGCATGGAAAAATTCTAGTGAAGCTATTGGTATATTTTCAAGTGTTAATGCTTTAGCTCATCGTAATGTGCAGTCATTTGAAAAAGAAGAAGATTGTTATAATGCGATATATAACTCTTGTGGTAATAACGAGATAGTTTCATTAGTTGATGATTGTTATGACGCTAAAAATGCTGTTATAAATTATTTATTACCACTTGCATTATTAAGTAAAAGTACTGGAAATGGTAAGGTAGTTGTAGCTAGACCAGATTCATCAAAAGATGGTTATACAACACTTGATCAAATAATTGAGATATGTGATATTAGTGTTGAAAATGGGTTATTCACTGAAATGACAACTAAAACTGGTACTTGGAAATGTGGAACTTTATTTCATTTCTTAGATGGTGATGGGAAAACATGTGAGGATATACTTGATGAGATGGATGAACTTATCAATAAAGGTTATGCGTTTTATACTTGGGGTTTATTCGGTCAAGGTGGTGGTTTACGTAATAAATTGAAACGTGATAATTTATCAGCTAAATATGCGTTATCTGCTGTTGGTTCAAAAGATCGCCCAGTTGTTAAATTTAGTGAAACACTTGGAAAGGGTACTTTACCTGGTCCGTTAAAGTTACTTAGATCCGAAGAAGCCCTTTCAACAAAGAAAACAATAGTATTTGAACATGAATTGGGTGAAGATTCAATGGTGATTTATTTTGATGGAACCAACATTTACAAACCATTTGGTGTTGGACAAGATGATGATTTTTTAACTATTAAAGCAAATATAAAAAATCAAATGAATATTATGCCGTTAACACTTGGGACATTAGAAAACCATAACTATCCAGCAAGTTCTGAAATTATGGAAATAAAACAAGAATTACTGGTAAAATACGCACCAAAAAAAAATATTTAAATATGAAAGTACATAGATACGAAGAGTCGGAAGAAACAGTTAGATCGATAACAAGTCCATCAATATTTTTAGCTGGTCCAACAGTTAGTGGCATTAATTATTGTAAGGAGACGTATAAATAAATAAATAAATAAATAAATAAATAAATAAATAAATAAATAAATAAAATGATAAAATATTTAGATGGTGATTTGGTTAAAATGGCTAAAAATGGTGATTTTGACGTAATTGGGCATTGTTGTAATTGTTTCAACACCATGGGTAGTGGAATTGCCCCACAAATAAAAGAAGCTTTCCCAGAAGCGTATATTGTTGATTGTGAGACGATATCTGGTGACGAAGATAAATTGGGTACTATATCATATACAACTGAATCATCTGTAACTGTTGTTAATTTGTATGGACAATATGATTATACTGGTCGAAGAAGTGGTAAAATGGATTTAGATTATGAAGCGTTAAAGTCAGCGTTGATTGAAATGAGAATTAAATTTTCTGGGAAAATGTTTGGTTTACCAAAACTTGGAAGTGGTCTAGCTTCGGGTGATTGGAATATAATTGAGGCGATAATCGAGGATGTTTTTGTTGGTGAATATGTTACTATAATAAATTATGTACCTTAATTATTGTTTTATCAATCATTTATTAGTAACTTTGTAAAAAAATATAAAAATGATAAAATTTAGTTTTACCGATAAAGATACTGACGAATATAAATCTTGGTTTTCTTTTTATCCTAGTCGAAACAAGGGTACTGGTTTTGATTTAACTTATCAAAGTAATGGTTATTTTGATCCAAGACCAAAAGTTAGTTCAAGCATTACGACTTTACTTGCTTTATTATTACCATTTATTTCATTTTGGTTAATACCTATATCGTTAGTTTTTTGTTTTTATAGTTGGGGTAATTTGTATGTTCGTTTACCGTTTGATACGGGTAGAGGTAATACAGCTGAAAATAAAACATATGGTTTGATGTTTTATCATCCAGATTCTGGTTTTCCTAGTGAAATATGGGTAAGAGGTTGGAAAAGTTTCAGTTTCCCATGGGCGTTTAAGTTTTTAAAATGTGAAGCCTTGATGAATGAAGGTTGGGTTAAAGGAAATAAAGGTGATTATTTTGGTGATGCTGATAAGTGGGGTGATAAAATTATTTATGATACCTATGATTATAAATATGTTTTAGAATCTGGTGAAGTACAAGAACGACTAGCTAAGGTTCATCAAATTAAAAGATATTGGACAAGTTGGTTTGGGTTAAATGTTTTGGTTAAACATGTTATTGAGATAGAGTTTAATTTTGAAATAGGTGAAAGAAGTGGAAGCTGGAAAGGCGGTTGTATTGGTTGTAGTTGGGTTATTGAAGAAGGTGAAACCTCTTTAGAGGCTTTAAAAAGAATGGAAAATATTAGAAAATTTTAGAAAACATATGAGTATAATTAATTCAATACAAAAGAATCATTTTGAATATATGGTCGAAAGGGGTTGGGAAAAAACATATCATTTTTTTGATATACACGGTACAATACTTAAACCTAATTATGAGTTTGGTAATATCCCAAAGGAATTTTATCCATATGCTAAAGAAGCATTACAGTTAATTTCCGAAAGGGCTGATATAGTTATGTGTTTATATACATGTAGTCACCCACATGAAATTGTTCAATATTTAGACTATTTCAAAGAAAACGGTATTAATTTTAAATATGTTAATGAAAACCCAGAGGTTGAAACTAATGTAAATGGTTATGGGTGTTATGATACTAAACCATACATGAATGTCCTATATGAGGATAAAGCCTCGTTCGATCCAGAAACTGAATGGTTACTTGTTTTAAATTTATTTAAAGATAAATTATTATGAAAAAAATGTATATTGTTAAATGGTCTGAAGATACGGATGATGAAAAAACAACTCACACAATTTTTGTTACTGAATCAAAAGAAACTGCTGAGATTTACATCAAAAAATTTAACGGAATACGTGATAAATGGATGACTATCATGACTGATTTAATGACTAAATATAATGGTACTCATTTACGTATTTTAGATAGATATTGGGACATTGTTGAAATTAAAAATGCTTATTTTGAAGAAATCGATTTAAGGTAAATATAGGTTAAAAATATGGTTGCGTTGGTAATGTTTACTTGGACTATTATTAGTTCATATCGAGAAAATAAAAGAAATAATGAGTAAAAAAAAGAAATAATGAGTAAAAAAAAGATAGTTGTTTTTAGTGGAAGCGGAATAAGTCAAGAGTCTAATATCGAGACATTTAGAGATGTAGTCGATGGATTGTGGTATAATCATAAAGTTGAGGATGTTGCTACTCTTGATGGTTGGAAACGTGATCGTGAAAAAGTCTTGGGTTTTTATAACGATAGGCGTAGTCAATTACCTAATGTTGAACCTAATGATGCACATAAGGGTTTAGTTTGTTTAGAGGAAGAATATGATGTTATCCACGTAACGCAAAACGTTGATAATTTATTTGAAAGAGCTGGTGCGACAAATATTATACATTTACATGGTGAATTAACTAAAGCTAGGTCTTGTATGAACCCATTAGCTAAACCTATTGATATTAGTTATAATAATATAAGTATTGGTGATAAGGCTTCTGATGGGTCTCAATTACGACCACATATTGTATTTTTTGCTGAATTCCCTTTTGGTGTTAAAGAAGCATACACTGCTATTGATGAAGCTGATATTCTATTGATAATAGGAACTAGTTTACAAATTACTTATACAGTTACTATGCTTAGTAGTGTTAACCCTAAATGTAAAATATATTACATCGATCCATCACCAATGACTTATTTGGATAATTATGGATTAAAAATTGAATACATTAAAGAAAAAGCGGTAAAAGGGGTAACCGAATTAGTTAATAAATTATTAAATAAAAAATAAATATAATGGTACATTTTGAAAATGGCACAATCAGAAAGATTGGGGATATAGTTGATAATAAGGGGTTTAAGAAACGTGAGTTTATACTTAAGACTGATGGTGAAAAATCGGGATTAATTAAATTTGAGTTCCAGATGGATAATGTTGGTGTCTTAGATAGTTATAAAGTTAACGATGAGGTAACCGTTGGTTTTTATATAAAAGGAAACGAGTGGGAAGGTAAGTTTTATACTAGTTTAATTTCAATTGCTATTGGACCAATAGATGAAAATTTTATTAATGACCAAATTGATAAAAATTTAACTAAAAATAATCATTTGATCCATAATATGGATGAGAGTTTATTAGCTAAAACTATTAAGGTTGTTTCAACCCCACAAGATGATGATCTACCATTTTAAAAATAAATAAATAATTTATTGGTTAACCAATAAAAAAGTTGTACTTTTGTTAAAAATATAGTTATGAGTATTATAAAATGTGAATTAAATATTAACCATTTGGCTCTTTTGCGTCATTTTAAATGTAATTTAAAAAATGGTGATATTATTTTATCGATTGAGTCCGATGGTGAAATACCTGTTGTTTTGACTGATGTTAATAAGTATGAACATATTAACCTAGTGTTGAATGGTGTTCCAGATGATTTCGATCCATTCAACACGGAAGATATTGTTGAATATTCAGATGAACAAAAAACTGAATGGGATAAATTATATAATGAGTTACCTTTAGCTCTTTCTATAATTTTACAAAGGGGTAGTTTTGAGACTGGAAAATTTAAAGCGAAATATCATGACCAAGTTTGGGTTAAAATTTCTTAATTATGGATAGAATTAAAGTTATTGGAGTATTCCTTGTTTTTTTATTGGCGATTTTTATATTTCATGGAATATATTTTGCTGTATTCTTATATATTAAATTAATCAAATGGTTGGTAATATGTTCTATTTTAACTTATGTACTATATCGATTTAATAAAACAAATAATAAATAATATAAAATATGTCAGATTCAATTTTATTCTCACTTGATGGTAGGGAAGATATCACTAAATTAATACTAAGTTCATCAAATAATTTTTTAGTTGATAAACTAAAGATTGGTGTATTACGAAATCAAAAATTTTCAGATGGTGAATTATGTGTGGATTATGTAGATTCGGTTAGGGGTAAAAAAGTGTTTTTAGTTACAAGTCCTAATACATCTGACGAAATAATTAAATTAACATTAGCGATAGATGCAGCTAAAAGAGCTGGTGCGTCAGAAATTATTGCTGTGTTACCATATTTACCATACGCTAGACAAGATAAAAAAGATCAATTACGTGGGCCGATTGGTGGAAAAGTTATCGCTGAAATAATTGAACGATGTGGAGCTACATCAATAATCACTTTCGATTTACATGCTGATCAAATTCAAGGTTTTTTCAATATACCATTGACACATATTGAGGGTAAATATGTATTTAACGATTATATTTCAAAATTAAATGAAATTAAAGGTAGTGATATTATCCTATGTTCACCAGATGCTGGTGGTGGTAAACGAGTTAAACGTATGCAAAACCAAATGTTAAAATATCATAACATTTCACTTAATTATGTTATGGTTGATAAAACTAGAACAGAGGCTAATGTTGTTGATGATATGGTTATTATTGGTGATGTTAACGGTAAAGATGTTATAATCTTAGATGATATGATTGATACTGGTGGTTCGTTAGTTAAAGCGGTTGATGTTCTACTTGAAGCTGGTGCTAAAAGTGTTAGAGCTATTATTACACACGGTGTTTTATCTGGTCCAGCATTAGAGAGAATTGGTTCATCAAAATTAATTGAATTGGTTATTAGTGATTCATTACAATTACCAGATCCGATCAAGCTTTGTCTTTCTGATTTTGGTGAACTTAAGTGTTTAAATATTAAGTCTGGTTTTGCTAAAATTAAGGTTATTTCAGTTACCACACAAATAGGTTTAGCTATTTCAGCAATTGCTGAAAATAAGAGTTACGAAGAATTTTTAATTAAAAAATAAATATTATGGGTGAAAATAATGAAACTGTAAATATTATGTTGATAATTGGGATACTTTTACTTATGTTAAATGGTGTTGTTGGTTGGGGATGGTTAATACTATTATTAATAATTTTAATTTAAAATTATTAACGTTTAAGTTGCAACTATACTTTTAAAAGTGTATATTTGTGTAAATAACAAAGAGTAATAATTAATTAATTAATGAGATTTAAAGATTTAACACAAGAACAAAAAGATCATATCATCAATACTTATAATCAAAAAGATGGTGAATCATTTGAAAAAAGAGCGATAAGTTTATCTTTGACATATGATTGTAGTGAAAGGACCATACGTAAATGGATGAGTGAAAAACTAGGTTTAAAGGAAAGAATTGATATAGTTCCAGAAGTATTAGAAATAGCTAAGACCAAGATACATGATGATGGGAAAAAGAGATTTTTGATTACTTCAGCTCAATCAGCAACACCAGTGAATAAAAGTTTTTTAACGAATCTTGAAGCGTATGCGGAACACATAGATGCTGAGATTTTGGTTATACCTTTTCGATATAAAAACCCTACTAGTGTCTTTACTAATAAAGAAGAAAATAATGATTGGTGGGACCCAAAGATCGTTAAGTATTTAACACTTAATAGACATGATTTAAATAATGGTATTAGTGTGTTATCTGATGTCCCAATTCAACCAACTGCAACATCACCGTTAAATGGATTGGAAGGTATGACTGGCGAACATTCGTGTGTTGTGGGTCACCCTAGGATGGAATTAAAAACTATTCCAGTAATGGAGGGTTGTAGACCTAAGATTATGTTCACTACAGGTGCGTGTACTAAACCAAATTTTACATCTAGTAAAGTTGGTAAAAAGGGTGAATTTCATTTCACCACTGGATTTTCAATTGTTGAGATTAAAGATGATGAGACATTTTTCTTTCGACAAGTTTCAGCAAATGCTAATGGTGAATTCATTGATTTATTTTATCATGTTAAAAAAGGTATTATTTCTAAAGAAACAGAAGTTGAGGCAATAGCTTTTGGAGATATTCATGTCGCTAATGTAGATGATAGAGTTATTAATACAACATTAGATCATTTATTTCCAAGATTAAAACCAAAAGCTATTTTTTTTCACGATATTATCGATAGTGAGTCAATTAGTCACCACAATTTAAAAAATCCGTTTAAGTTACATGAACAAGAAATGAATGGGAGTAATTCATTACAGAAGGAGATTAATGATATGATTGATTGGTTAAGACCATTTAAGGATTATAATGTTCATATTGTTAAATCAAATCATGATACACATATTGATCAATTTTTACAAACAACTAGTTTACAAAAAATAACAACACTTAAGAATGCTATTCCGTATATGGTTTATTCATTGGCAACATTGAATGGTGAAGCACCAAATGGTATTGTACCTTATGTTATCAATAAACACTANCCTAAATTCAAATGTTTAGGTATTGATGATAATGTAACTGTCAAAGGGTGGTTAATGAGTGTTCACGGTCATTTAGGTGCATCTGGTTCTAGAGGTTCATTACCACAATATAGTCGTTTATCAACTAAAATAATGGTAGGTCATTCACATACAATCGGACGTATTGGAGGAGCCATTTCGGTAGGTTGCTCTTGTAAACTAAGAGTTGGATTCAATACTTCATTTAATGGGTGGTTAAATGCACATGGGATTATTAATAGACTTGGAAAAGCACAATTAATTGTATTTTTCAATACTAAAGATGGTATGGAATATACTACGTTATAACTGAAAAATTATCATAATTTTTCAGTTTTATTTTCATCGTATTTAATTATAAGTAATGGAATATTGTTATCTTTACAATATTCCATTTTTATTTTATCAATTTCACCAAATAATTTAAGTTTGAAAAAAAAATATTTAATTGTTGTGTAATCAAAATTAAATTAGTACATTTGTATTATCTAAAATAAATAACATGAAAAAAGAATTTAAAAGAAAAATGTGGACAACTCAAGATGATGAGTTAATTAAAAATAACTATTCTAGAAATGGTAAGGATATTACGCAATTGTTAGCTAAAATTACAAATAGAAGTCCAGATGCTATTAGAACAAGAATGTATGTTTTGGTTAGAAATAATTCAATTGGTTTAAGTCATAATGAAACTATCACAAAATTAAAAACTTTTCAGAGTGAAAATAACCTTAACCATAATGATTTTGCGGTAATTGCAAAAAAATACGGTTATTCAATTGGTGTTAGTACATTAAGTCATATTCTTTGTAAAAACCCTAGAGATTTCAATCATTCAACTAAAGCTATTATTTTAAATACTATAGATAGCTTCAATAAAGCTAATATTACTAATGTAAATAATATTACTGATATCTTAAAAGTTAAAAAAACTAAAATTACTAATCAAATTGATTTATTTGATAAAAGTGATAATATTTTTAATGGTGATAAAACTAGTGGTTTATTATTTACATTTTTAAAAGAAAATAATTTAAATCATGTTGAGTTTATTAAATTGGCTAAAAATTATGGTTTCAATATATCTCCATCAACTATATCACGTATGTCTAATTTAATGGGGTATAAAACTAGTAATTTAACAAAAAAAACTATTTTAGCAATTATTTCCACATACGAAAAAAATATTACTAAAGAAGAAATTGTACCAAACGATAATGAAATTAATAATGTTAAATTTAATTTTAATAATGGTTTAGTTTCTATTGAAATATTGAAAGAATTAACATCTTCAATAAAAAATGATGAGGATAAATTTAGAGATCTTGAACAACTAAACAACACCAATAAACAAGAAGTTGAAAAATTAGAGTCTTTGGTTAGTGAACTTAAAATAAAATTAGATTTAAGTCAACAAACCAATATAATCTGTGGTAACGAATGTGAAAGTCTTAAGGTTATAAACGTTGATCTTGTTTTAGAAAATATTAAATTAAATCAAATTATTACTGAAAGTAATGGTGGTTTCATTGATAAAATAGGTAAATTATTCCGTAAATAATGTATAAGATATCCATAGAACACTTAAAAGCTATAAAAGAAGCATTAGTTAATACTAACATTCTTTTAAGTGAGCAAATAATAACTGTTGAGATAACTGCTATTATTGTTGCAAATCAATTACAAATAGATACTATAAATAAGAATTTCCTTATTTTATGAATAAGGTTATTTCAGCTGGTATCTTCATTGTGCGAAAAAATGGTGAGTTATTAATATGTCATGTGACTAATAGTGATCTATGGTCAATTTCTAAAGGTAAGGTTGATAAAGGTGAAACATTTCATGATGCTGCTGTTCGTGAAACGTATGAAGAAACAAATATTGATTTAACTGAATCAACTGATTTCGTTGTTCATGAATTAGAACCAGTTGATTATATACATAAACAAAAAATTCTTTATCCATTTTTATATTTAGAAAAAATGGATTCAGAAATGGATTGGAGTAATGTTGAAATTAAATGTAATTCAAACGTTCATGAATCACGTGGTGCTTTTCCAGAAATGGATTTATATCTATGGGTTACTATAGAAAAAGCTAGATTGATGTTACATAATACACAAATAAAATGCTTGGATAATATCAATCTTTTATTGATAAATCATGTGGTTGATCAGATAAAAGATTTATCACATAAATAAATAAATAAATAAATAAATATGAGTGAAGTAAAAAAAGTATGGAATAAAGATGGTGAAAGATTACGTCTTAGTAATCCTTCAAAAGAGTTTTCAGTGTTAGAAAATGCAATTTATATAATTGGTCTTGATGATTACGGTTTCTATTTAAGTAAAAAAAGTGATGGTTATGATTTTAATTATAAGATTTATGGTCTTGAAAGCTCTTTTATTGATAGAACTATTAAAACGTATAGTTTAACTGATAATAATTTAGGTATATTATTAAATGGTTTAAAAGGTACTGGTAATTGTTAAACTTTTGTAATCTTTTAGATATTTATATTTAAAAGATATTATTAAAATTGGTGAATTATATGAATCGGGTGTAAGTGCAACACAAATATCTAAAACTTTAGGTATTAGCTTATACAAAGTGTTAAAACGTTTAAAAAGGTTAGGTGTAAACGTTTATAATAAACAAAATGTTATAAAATGGGATGTTAATACTTTCATTAAATTATACAACGAAGGGAAAACTTTAACAGAGATTTCAGAAATTTGTATTGTTTCAGTTTCAACTGTTTCGTTAGCTTTAAAGAAGATAAAATTTAAAGTTAATAATAAGCAAAATGAAACTAAGTTTAATGAAAATATATTTAATGTTATAGATAACGAAGAAAAGGCTTATTGGTTAGGATTTATCTACGCTGATGGTTATGTTTCATACGATAGAAACACTTTTGAGTTATCTTTATCGTTAAAAGATATTGAACATTTAAAACGATTTGCTGATTTTATGGGTTATTCTGATAATGTTAAAACAGATGATTATCGATGTAGGTTTTATGTGTCTAATAAGCATTTAAAAGCTAGATTGATTGAGTTAGGTGTTATACCTAGAAAATCATTAACACTTACATTTCCAACATCAGAACAAGTTCCAAATAATTTAATTCATCATTTTATAAGAGGGTATTTTGATGGTGATGGTACCATAATAACAAAAGAAACTAGTTGTGTTAAATTACGAATTTCTTTATTAGGTACTGAATCATTCTTAAAAAGTGTATTATATGCGGTTGATATAGAAAAGAAAGTTTATAAAACTAAAAGTAAAGTTATGTATTTTGCGTTAGCGGTTAAAAACTCTACTAAATTTTGTGAATATATCTATAAAGACTGTACAATTACTTTATTACGAAAAAAATATCTTTATGAAAGATTGCCGTCTTAGGTAGAAATACTTAAGATTATGAGAGGGTAAAAACGGTGGAAGGTGAGAATCCCAATACCGTGCTAAGACAATAGATTTCGAAAGGCTATTGGACAGTGTAACGCATAGATGGTGAATAAATATAATCCATCCACGAGTATCCTCCATCTTAACAAGTAAAGTTGAAGATGAAAATATATGCTGAGCTATAGCGAATATGAAGCTATAGAACTATGGGATAAAAAGCCTATAGGGTAACAAAACTGAAAACAGTAACAGCTAAACAAATCGCAAATAAAGTTGAACAACCTATAATTGTTGTTGATACACCATATAAAGGTGTGCAAGGGTTTTTAAATAGTATCACTCAAAATATAACAATATTCATTGATGAATATGAGAAAATTTTTGGTGATTCTTCAGCAATGTTAACTATTATGGATGGTGCGTTAAATTCAAGTTATCGAAGATTATTTTTATTGACAACTAATCAGTTACACGTGGATAAAAATTTAATTCAACGTCCAAGTCGTATTCGTTATTTGAAGAAATTTAGCGATCTTAAACCAGCAGTTATTGAAGAAATTGTTGATGATTTATTGGAAAACAAATCGTTTAGATCTGCTTGTATCCAATTCATGTCTAGTTTAGAGGTAATCACAGTTGATATTGTAAAATCAGTCTTGAATGAGGTAAATATGCATAATGAACAACCATCTGAATTTGAAGACATTTTTAATGTTAAAAAAATAAAAGGTAAGTATAATGTGATTATCAAAAATGATGATAGTACTGTTTCTGAATTAGCAACATCAATATTATTAAGTCCTATCCCAGCATTTAATGAACATAATATTGGTAATCATTTTTATGTTGATTACCAATGTATTGGGGTAATTACTAAAATTATTAACTGGACAACATTTGAACTTTCACCAATTTTGGATCAAAAAGGAAAAGAAATTGGTTTTTCGACCCCAATTATATTGAGTGTTGAAGATGCTGATCAAACTAATTACACTTATATTTTTGATCAACACTATTCATCAAAAATAGAAAAACCAGTTAAGAGTTCTTCACCATTGATGGATTTAATAAAAAAAGGAATTATGTCAAACGCTAACGATAATACATTTGACATGATTGTAGACGAGCCTCAAGTTATGAGGTGTGAGAATATTGAGATTTCTGATGATCGTTATCTTGATGGAGAATCTATTTGGGAAGTGGAATCAAAACAACCATTATAATTTTAAAATGTCACTTATAATATTATAAGTGACATTTTATTTGTTTATAATTTAAATATGCGTATATTTGTATTATGATTAAAAGAAATAATAAAACAAGACGAGACAAATTAGTCTGTTGTGTTGATGACGAATTAAATAACGCTTATCCGAATATTGATTCAATACTTAATTGTGTTGATGTTTACGAGAAAAATAACTTAGATATTATCGATAAATGTAATCGAGTTAGGAAGATAGATTCAAATAGGGTTAGTGGGGCAATTAAACAAACAATAAATTCACACGGATCTATAACCAAACAGTTGATTGGGTCAACCACCAAACGAATATTAGGTGCTATGCTTGAAAATAACACTGAAATTAAAACCGAAAAAAAAATTAATGGGTTTTTAATTATGTTTAGTATAATTACATTATTAATATTTGGGTTATTATTTTTAAAATTTTAAAAAATGAAAAGAACTAAAATGCACATATATGATTTTGATGGAACTTTGGTTTCAACTAAAACACCAGATACTGGAAAAATAATATATGAAGAAAAAACTGGAACAAAATGGCCACATAAGGGATGGTGGTCTAAAAGAGAAAGTTTAGATATTAATATTTTCAATGCTGATATTATTGAAGATGTTAATATTGAATATAAAAAATCACATATAGATTTAGATACTGTCACTGTTATGATGACTGGTAGAATTACACCATTATCGAAACAAGTTGAGATTGTATTGGAATCACATAATCTTAAATTTGATGAATACCACTATAATACTGGTGGTTCAACCGAAGTATGTAAAATGAATACAATTGTTACCTTATTGGGAAGGTATTTGGAAATAAGGGAAATAAAGATGTTTGATGATCGTATTAAACATATTCCAATATTTGAAAAATTTGGCCAAGATTTAGTTGATAGTGGTAGATTGGATAAATACGAAGTAGTTTTAGTTCCTGGCGGTGATCATAACGAATAAATAAATAAATAAATAAATAAATAATGATAAATATAACTGATATAACTAGTGGTAAATTAAATGGTAAATTTGTTTGGATTTGTGATTTAAGATATAATAATTATTCTGATAAACCAATAAGACATATTAAACCAATAAGGGTTCTTATTAGGGGAAACGATAAAACAAAAAAGACTATTTATTATTCTGAAAGTCATTTTATTGGTTTAAATAAAACTGGAGTTCCAGTTGAGAGTAAAATATACGCACCATTTGATAATACTGGATTTAGATCTAGAACTGGGATACCACTTAATTGTTTTGATAATGAGGACGAGTGTTTTAAATTTTATAAAAAACAATTAGGTTTAGCTATAAATGGTTTAAACGATTATAAAGATAGTGTAATTAATTTAATCGATAAAAAGATCGATGAATTAAATAAAATAAAATAAAATAAAATAAAATAAATGATAAAAATAAATGATATATTAGTAGGTACGATACAATCGAATGTTAAGGGTTCAGCGTATTTTACTAGTTCTGACTTACCTAATGATATTTACTTAAATAAAAATAATTTAAATAAAGCATTAAATTTAGATACAGTAAAAATTAAGGTTATTGTAGGTAATGGTGATGGTAGGCGCATTGAGGGCGTTGTTATTGAAGTAGTTGAACGATTTAGAAGTGAATATGTTGGTACTATACAATTAAGTGAAAAATTCGCATTTTTTATTTCAGATAGTAATAAGATAAATGTTGATTTCTTTATTCCATTAAGTAAACTTAATGGTGCTAAAGAAGGTGAAAAAGTGGTCGCTAAGATAACTGAATGGAAAGATGGTTCTAAAAACCCTAATGGTGAAATTATTAAGGTAATTGGGAATATTGGTGATCATGAAACTGAAATTCATAGTATTCTTGAAGAATTTGGTTTACCATATGAATTTTCAAGGGATGTATTGGATGAAGCTGAACTTATTTCTGAAGTAATAACTGATAAAGAAATTGCTAAAAGAAAAGATTTAAGACACCTAACTACCTGTACTATAGATGGTTATGATGCGAAAGATCTTGATGACGCACTAAGTTTAGAATGGGTTGATGGTAATATAAAAGTTTATATTCATATTGCTGATGTTTCTCATTATATAAAAGAAGGTTCTGAGATACACGCAGAAGCCTTAAACCGATCAACATCAGTTTATTTATGTGATAGAGTGGTTCCAATGTTGCCAGAAAAATTAAGTAATAATTTATGTTCGTTAAACCCGAATACAGATAAATTAGTTTATTCGTTTATATTCACACTTGATCAAAACGCTAAGGTCATTAAGGAGGAGTTTGTTAAAGGTATAATTAACTCTAATTACCGTTTAACTTACACGGAGGTACAAAGTGTTATCGAGGGTGGTGAAACTCATTCTACTGAGCTTAAACAAGCCTTATTAGATTTGGATAGATATGCGAAAAAACTTAAAAAGGTTATGAATAAAAATGGTTCATTAACTTTTAATAATGCTGAAGTTAAATTTAAACTTGATGAAAATAATAAACCAATCGATATATTCTTTTCTGTTCAAAAAGACGCAAATTTTTTAATTGAACAATTCATGGTTTTAACTAATAGAAGAGTTTGTGAATTTATTGCTAAGAAGGATGTTAAATCAATTCATAGAACACATAACACCCCAGACCCAACAAAATTGTATGCATTAAAACAGTTTATTGAGACTATGGGTTATGCTTTAGATTTAAGTAATGAGGATAATATAAAATCTGAATTAAATAATTTGGTTAAACAAGTTATTGGTACACCAGAAGAAACCATAGTAAATAATCTAATAGTTAGATGTATGGCTAAAGCTGAGTACCAAAGTGATAATATTGGTCACTATGGGCTTGGTTTACAGTACTATACACATGTGACTTCACCTATTAGGAGGTTTTGTGATCTCCAAATTGGATATCAATTATCTAATATATTAGGTAATGGAGGTTATCCTATTAAAGAATAAATCTAATTTTTCGGATACATCTTCATCGTGTTTAATTATTAGTAATTGAATATTGTAAAAATAACAATATTCAATTTTTATTTTTTTAAATAAGTATATAGATACCATAATTAATATGAAAAAATATAGACAAAAAGAATGGGATGGTAAAAAAACTGAAATTATTGATAAAATCAATTCCGAAGCTGATTATACATTTAACTTAGACAATTTTAAATCGCAAATTAAACGAAATATACCAAGAAATTGTTCTAATGCTGAAAGGGTTATAGCTGCATTGGGTGATGTGAAACAAGGAAGTATTGTAATTATTAATGACAACTTAATATCATCTGAACCTAAACCAAAAAAACTCAAAGAAGATTTAGTGGAAATATTAGAACTAATTGAGATTAAATGGTTTAGTACAATAAAAGATGTGATAAACAGTATAAGAAAAAAAGTTGACGGGAAATGGCTTGTTGGTACAGTTTTAGTTATCATTGGGTTATTGGTTAGAATTTATTATAAATAGATGAAAGATAAAACACAAGAATTTTTACAGAAGCTAAAAGACTCTGGGAGCTGGAATGATGATTATGCTTATTCTAAGGTTGAGTATACTGGAATCGATAATAAAGTTATTATTATCGATGAATTAGGTCACGAACATAGTGTGACTGCATATAATGTATCTAAGTGTTATAGGTTGTCACCGTTAAGTGTTGTTGATAAAAATAGATATTTTGCGACAAGATCAAAAATATTACACAATGATAAATATGATTATTCAAAAGTAGATTATATTAGAAACAACGTTAATGTTATAATAATTTGTAAAGAACATGGTGAATTTGGCCAAACACCAGCAAATCATTTGAGAAATAATGGGTGCCCTAAATGTTCAAATGATGTTAGTGGTGATGCACGTAAGTCAAATACTGTTGAATTTATAATCAAAGCTAAAATTATTCATGGTGATAAATATAATTACGCTGAAACTAAATATATTAAGGCAAAAACAAAACTTAAAATAATTTGCTCAACGCATGGTGAATTTGAACAAATAGCACAAAGTCATTTAAGTGGGTCTGGTTGTCCTGTTTGTAGTAATAATAAACAATTGTCAAATGAAAATTTTATTATTCGGGTTAAAAAGGTACATGGTGATAAATATGATTATAGTAAAGTTAATTACGTTAATAATCACGATAAAATTATTGTGGTTTATAATGGTTTTGAACATTTAGTCACACCAGCTAGTATATTAAGAGGTGAGTTAATTACAAAAAGTATTATTGATAAAACAGGTTATTATATTAGAGAATATAATAAAATACATGGTGATAAATATGATTATTCTTTATTTAAATATGTTAACTCACAAAGTAATATTAAGATAATTTGTCCAGAACATGGTGTATTTGAACAAAGACCTACTCACCATTTAAGTGGGTCTGGTTGTATTAAATGTGGTGGTCGATATAGCCCAAATACTAATGAGGTTATTACCCAATTTAATAAAATTCATGAAAATAAATATGATTATTCTTCGGTTGAATATATAAATGATCGTACTATTATAAATATAATATGTGCAGTACATGGTTTATTCACTCAAACACCAAGTAACCATAAGCGTGGTCAAGGTTGCCTAAAATGTAGTCAAGGTTATTCAAAAACAGTTAAAATAAATTTAATTAACCAATTAGTAGAATCTGACCTTTTAACAATGGACCCATTTGAAATTTACACAATCATTAGTCAAGGTAAACTACCAGTAGATTTTCAAGCACTAGTACATACTGATGCTGTGTCAGATGAACGTATAGTTACTTTACGTGAACTTAGAGATCAGTTATCCAATGAAGCAGAAGAATCATCAGATGGTATACTTAACACTATTATAGATGATAATACTACTGAGTTTACTGAAATTGATGCTGTTGATTCTGAAATTACATCAAATAGAACTAATGAACAAAGATTACCATCTATAAATGTTACTGGTGATTTACATTCATTAGATAATTCATTATACACATCTATGGATGAAGAAGCTTTTGAATCTCTAATCCAATATAAATTACGTAAACTATGGAATAACATTTTAAATAATGATATAACTATTGATTCACTTAAAAATGAAAATGGTGGGAAATACTTTACAATGATTAAAGATATGTTCTTAAATGAATATAATGAAATCATCGGTTATGAACCTAAAGGAAATTATCAGTTCAAGTTCAAACCTAATTTGATGCAGAAGCTAACAGTTTCTAGATTGATTAAAAATAAATCATACGGGAATTGGTCTGGAACAGGTGCTGGTAAAACACTATCTTTTATTATTGGTAGTAGAGAAGTAGAATCTAAACTAACGCTTATAATAGCTTTAAATTCTACAATAAAACAAACGTGCAATGTAATCAAAGAAGTGTATCCAGATAGCAAATGTTTCACTGAGTATAATAAAGGTTATTTGTTTGATCGAAATGATAATAACTATTTAGTGTTGAACTATGAAAAATTCCAACAAGAGTATTCAGAAGAGTTATTTCAAGATTTAACAAATACAAATCAGATTGATTTTCTTGTTATTGATGAGGTTCATAATGCAAAACAACGTGAAGAAGAACATGAATCAATTAGACGTGGAGTCATGAATCGTTTATTGGGTAGAATACGTGAGAACAACGATAACATTTATACTCTAGTTATGTCAGCAACACCAGTTGTAAACAATTTATATGAAGCAAAATCATTACTATCACTTATGACTGGTTTAGAATACAATGATCTACAAACTAGAAGAACGTTACCAAACGCATTGAAGGTGTTCCAACAATTAATACTTAATGGTTTAAGGTATATTCCTAAGTATGATATTGATATGTCTGAGTTGACTGGTAACAACATGAGCAACTTAAACATTGATGGTCAACATTTATTGGATGAGTTATTAACATTACCATCTAATAACTATATCGCAAGTGAAAAACTACTTTTAAATGATAAACTAAATACTATAACACCATATTTAAGAAAAGGTGTTATTATCTATAGTTATTTTACTACTGGATTCATAACTGAAATTGAAACATACGTTAAATCTATGGGGTACTCTGTTGGAACATATACTGGTGAAGAATCAGTTACCTTTAGGGAGAATAACTTAAATAGTTTTATAAATGGTGGTATTGATATTCTTATAGGGTCAAGACCAATAGGAACTGGTGTCGATGGGTTACAAGATATATGTAATAGAATGATATTAATTACATTGCCATGGACTGATTCAGAATACACACAATTAAAAGGTCGTATCTACCGTCAAGGATCAGAATTTAAAGATGTCGAAATAATTATTCCTCAAGTTAGAATTGAGTTAGATGAAGGAGAATTTTGGTCATGGGATATCCAAAGGTTAAATCTTATTAAGAATAAGAAGACACTTGCAGATGCTGCTGTTGACGGTGTTATCCCTTCTATAATTTTACCAACAAGAGAAACTATGTTTAGAAAATCGCAAGAATCGCTTATTAGATGGAAAGAACGTATTAATGATGGTAACATTATAGAGACAAATAGATGTGTTTCATCGGTTCATTTATACCCAGAAATATTGGATATTAATGAACGTGAAAAAAGAATCACTTCAGAATTATCTGAATTTAATAGACGTGGTAAAATAACTCGTTCTGAAACTATGAATAAAGAATTTACAGATAATCCAGAATCATGGTTTAGGTATCATTCGTTACGTAAAGAACGTATGGTTCAATGGGAAGAAATTCCTTATGAATATATTTCGACAAAGATAAAAAATAAAAACCATAAGGTTGTTGATTTTGGTTGTGGTGAGAATCTGTTTAAAAATTGCATTTCTAATGAGGTTATATCATTTGACCATGTAGCTTATGATGATTCAGTTATAGCTTGCGATATTAAGGATGTTAGTGGTTTTTTAGATGATGAGAGTGTTGATGTAACTATGTTTAGTCTTGCTTTATGGGGTACAAACTATAAAGATTATATGTTAGAAGCTTATCGAGTATTGAATTATGGTGGGGTGATTCACATAGCTGAACCAGCTAAATATTATGAAATTGAAGAAGATGAATCTAAATTGGTTGATTTAATTAGTGAAGTTGGGTTCAAGGTAGTTGGTGAGATAGAGAAAAGAGGTAAATTTATTTATATTACTGGAATTAAAATGTAAATCATTTATTGGTTATTCGGTATTTTATGTGTATATTTGATAAAAATAAAGTTAAGTATGAGAAATAAAAAAGAAAATAAAAAAAATAATGTAACAAATTTGGATTCGATATGTAAACATATATCGGAGCGTGAAAGGTTATCAGCAAAGGCTGAAAGAGAGTCAATAAAATATATGCAATGTATTTATTTATCCGATCATATTGGTAAAATATATACAGGTATAGTTGGATCTGTAACTGAGTATGGGTTATTTGTTAATATCCCAGATAATGGTTGTGATGCGTTTGTTAGATTAACTAATATTGACGGTACATGGCAAGCTAATATGGAAAGTTATTGTATTAAAGAATATAATACTGGTGAAATTATTCGTTTGGGTGATGAAGTATCACTTATAATTTCAAAGGTTGATATCGATAAAAAAAATATTGATGCTAGTTTAATTCGGTTATGAATTTAGATAAGATAATTTTAATCTTTTTAGATAAAACTTTTAAAATAAGTTGTAGTGGTAAGAGTATTGATATTATGGTTCATAATTATGCGAATAATCAATTAATTACTAAAGATGAATTTTTTGAATTGATTTATAGTATGTTCCCTATTGAAAAGGAATATGATTGCTATTATGTTATAAATCAATGGTATCGGTTAAATTACGATATTTTAAACAATGATTTAACCCAATATTTAAATAATATAAATTTAACATCTGATTATGATGAATTAGTTATATCAAATAAATTAGTTGAAACTAAATTTGGTGATATAACTCAACATTTCGATAAACGTTATTGGTATGTTGAAGAAACCAAAATAAATCAATATGTTAGTTCATTACCAATTGATTACACTAGTTTTATGGTTATTTCTGGTTATCAATACGGAAAATTGGATAAAACAGTATTAGGTGTTAAACGATCTAAATTTTTAAAAGATTGGTATTGGGAAAATAGATTAAAAAGTAAATTAGAGCTATTAACGAATGAATTCATTGTGGAGTTGATGCAAAATGGTTGGGGTATTAGATGGATTGGACATGGTAGACTAGATGGTAATTCAGCTATAATTAAATTATTGGTTAGAATAAGAGAAATGGCGTGTTTTGAACGAGAGGTTGAAGGATTTATTATTAAATGGAAAGAAAAAGCTGTTGAGGATAAATGTGAGGATATAATTTGTAATAATAATAATAATAATTAAATTAGGTTTATTGAAATAAGTTTAGTACTTTTGTTTTGTTAAATAATTAAATACAAAATAACATGAAAAAAGATAACAAATTTAGAATCAAAAACCTTTATCAAATTAAGACTTGCTTTTCAATTAAATTCAGAAAAACAAATAGTAATAAAAATTTACTATTTTTTTTTAATGAAGAGGGTTGTTAACTGTTAATAAATAAATCATGGATATACACAAGGACATACACAAGGATTTAAAAGCTATTAGTGATATTGCGATGGCTTATTCGTTAAAGCATAATTGTAATTATAATGTAATTATCTTAAACCCAGTTAATGGTGAATTTGACATTAATTCATCAACATATGAATATGTTATTGATAGTTATTTCGATAAAGAAAGACCCAATGTAATCGTTGTTTCAAAGACTGATGATTCATTACAAAGTGATTTGGGTTCTCGTGATTTATACGGTACTACAGATATCGGTAATCAATATCATCACACTTATCTTGATTTTAAAACAAATTCAAGATTTGATGACTTTATTTTATCTAAACCAAACCAATATACCTATATTCGTTCAACGCCTAAGTTATCTAACAATGACACATGTCATTGTGGTAGTGAATTGAAATATAAAAAATGTTGTAAAAAATGATAGATAAATTTATTATTAACTATTTAGTTACTAAAACGATCCCAATTGATGAATTAAAAGACTATAAGGATTATATTGGGTTTTTATTCCAAAATGATTTGGGTAACTATAATATTTGTGATAATGAGCAAGAAATAATAGAAACAAATAAGTGGTCTAAGAATTTACCTTTAAATACATTAATTGTTTCTGATGAAAAAATTGAGTTGGGTGATAGATTTTTAACTTTAAACGGTAAAACATTTAAATTAATATCATATGGTGAACTAGATACTGTGTTATTATTAGATAACCAAGGAAAAGAGACTGTATTATCTGATAATATATTAAAATCGGTTTATAAAGTAATTAGAGTTGCAACAATTGCAGATAAAGAAAAATTAGTTAATGGAACGATTAATATTTTAAATTTATAATAATATGGTAATAAATTATTTAAGTAAGAATATCATTCAATAAAAGTTGGTGATATCATTGAAAGAATGGTTGGATTTGTATCCCCAATGTATTTAGTTGTTACTGAGGTTTCAGATAAATTGATTATTTGCGATTTTTGGGATTTTTTAAGAGATAGTGGTTTAGAATATGATAATTATATTCCAACTACTGTATCTTATATTTCTAAGGTGCTTAATGATTCTGAAAAAGAAATATTAAAAAACGATGGTAAATTATGAAGAAATCTATATTATTAATATCAGTCGGAGTACTTAATGTATTTCATGGTGCATTCCATATCATCCAATTTATTCAATCAATGTTTTTCGTTGTGTATTCAACCGAAGAACATAATAATGATGGTTTTATTGAATCGATAATGCATAATCCAATTTTTGCTCTTATTATGGGGGTTATTGGTATTCTTACATTGGTTATCGGAATAAAGGATTATCAACACCATAAAAAATGTAATACTAAACATCATTAAAAATATGGATGAGATTAAGTTTGAATCGTTAGAGGAACGATACCACAAGATGTTAAGGCAAACTATAAGTGTATCAAAAGAGGATCTGAATGAAAATGAAAATACACTTATATGTAAATCGTATGAGTTATGGTCAGAGAAGTTGGATGATTTGAAAATAGCAAATGATAATGTTAATAGATTAAATATTGAATTAGCTAATTATAAAGCAATGTATCGTAACCGTGATGAAAGACGTGATATAGATAGTGATGAATCTAAAAATTTATATTAATTATGGATAGTGAAAAATTTAATCAATTCAAGGAGACATTAACTGAATTGATATTAACCAATTTCAACCCTTGTAAGGGTTTCAAGGATGATTTAAATAAATGTGTATCAACAGAAGGTATTATTCATTTATTTGAAAATAATGTAGATTCAATTTATGAAAAATTAAATGGTGAAACAATTGATGAATTAAATAGTCAGATTGAAGATTTAAATAACAAACTTGAAAAATCAAGAAACATTGTTGAAGAGTTAAGCTATGAACTAAATAGAAATAATCTGTATCATGATGAACTTAAAATGATAGCTTTTTATAAATATCATAATAAATATAACCCTTGGGAATTTGAAGAATTATTAGAAAAGGGTTATAAAATAAATATATAATTGTTTTAACAATAAATGAAAAAAAATATTAGAATTTGTCTAATTTCAGACACACATGGGCAACACTATAAGTTAGATAATCTACCAAGTGCAGATATTATTATTCACTCTGGAGATTCAACTTCAGTTGGTACTAGATTTCAGATGCAAGATTTTTTAGATTGGTTTTCTTCACTAAACCAATATTCTCATCGTATTCTTATAGGTGGTAATCATGATTATTATTTTGATAAAAATCATCCAAGAAGTATTAATTATAAATTAGAAGATAATAGTCATCTTGATATTATTCCAAATAATGTTATTTACCTTGAAGATGAAACTATTACAATAGAGGGTTTAAAAATATTTGGAAGTCCTAATACACCTTGGTTTTATAATTGGGCTTTTAACCGACAAAGAGGTGAAGAAATTAAGAAACATTGGGACTTAATAGACTCAGATTGTGATATTATAATTTCCCACGGACCAGCTAAAGGTATTTTAGATAGATGTATGGATGGGTCCACTCCAGGTTGTGATGACCTTCTGGCTAAAGTTAAGGAAGTTAAACCGATATGTTTAATATCGGGTCATATTCACGAGGCGTATGGGTGTGATCTCATAGATGGTATTCATTATTTTAACGCCTCTGTATTAAATCATAATTATGAAATAACAAATAAACCAATTATCATTGAAATTAATGAAGATAAAGAATTAAAAATAATTTTATAACAATTACTATGGGCGAAATAGAATATACTGAAACAACACTAAAAATAGCAAAATTAATGGGTTTAACACCTATTAAAATACTTAACGAAAATACTGGTACAGTATCTTATTATTATGATGATCCTATAATGAAAGACTACGAATCCTTACCGTTTTATAATACTTGGGATGAGTTAATGCCAGTAGTAATTAAGATAGAAAGTATTGGTGGTGATGATGATAACGAATTTGATATTTTTGGTAATTGTGTTCAATTAGGTGAGCAAGAATTTGTTGGTGAAACTAAAATTGAGGCGGTAATTAAAGCCATTGCTTGGTGGGTTAATTTATCGAGTAATTAAAAATAAATATAGATAAAAAGTTGCATTACTAACAAAAGTTTTGTACCTTTGTATTATAGAAATAATAATGTTTTTTTTTTAGATATGATATACGAAAAAATAGTTGTAAGGGAAAATGGTGATAAGGTATTAATTTTAGTTAACCTTTATGTTAATAATATTGATAACGGTCACACATATGATATTGATATTAAGGTCTGTTTGAAAAATAAACGAAAATTTGTTAAATTAGAATTTGACGATTATTTGTATCGAATGTTATCTATGGAAGACAGAGCTACTTTTAGATATAAGGAATACCTTAAAGTTGTTTCAGAGCAAGAACTGTTAGACGCTAAAATTGAATTGTGGAATTTAATTTCACCTATTAAAAATGCTGTAATTAAAGCTCCACCACCATCTAGATTTTTAAAGGAGGGTGATATACCACCAAGAAATCACTAATGATTTGAGATATAGCATATTTTGGATGTATTCACTTTATTAAAGTGATACTTTGGTTCGATTCCATATATCTCAACGAACTCGACTCGTATATGGTGTGTTTGTATATAACACATTCTTTAGTTTTATTGACTAGGTATAAAATATTCGTAGCGGTTGAAATGAAAACGATTCAATCTGGGTGGTTTGTCATATAAAGGTTAAAACCTTGTATATACTATATGTCAAATCATTAACAAGTGAGAATATCTATGAGATTACCCAAAGCGGACTTTCTAAGTAGATGATTACTGTATAGCTCAGTTGGTTAAGAGCGTCTGGCGGAAGTTGGAGGGGCGTTGGTTCGAATCCAACTACAGTAACAAGCCTAACACTAGGGCTACAAACAAGGTGGGTTTTTATGTTGACCAGAAAAATATACGCTATACTGTTGGTGTTACAGACATTTGACTACTAGGAAGCAAATAATAGTTCTAGTTGATTGGTGATTGGCAGAGTGGTTTAATGCTAAACTAAAAATAGTCTGATATGGGTGTTTTAGCATTAAATTGATGACCGTAGGTTCGAATCCTACATCACCAACGCTAATTAAGCTAGTTTATGAACAGCAAATAAGGTGTGATTCCTTATTATTAGGTTAAATGTGTAGCTCAGTTGGTTAGAGCAAGGGTGTAATAGCTGGGGGTCAGTGGTTCGAGTCCATTCACATTTACATTGGTTGATTAAAATATAATATTGATCGACTCTTTTGATCGAAGAGTCTGATGGGGCCACATGGTAGTGGGTTGATCTCTCCGATAGGTTCGAATCCTACCAATATTACTATAATTTTTAAAATAAGTTGATATGACAAAAATGGGGTTATTTGTGATAGTATTGTATTTATACACTATTGTTGCTTGGTTAGTTAATTTGGTTAAATTGTTAAATTGTGATTTTAGTGGTCCAATTTGGAAAGAAGAAGTAGTACATATTATTGGTTTAATCCCAGGGGTTTCCATGATAACTTGTTGGTATTAATATGGAAAATAATAAAATAACAAAAAAAAATGTTCCGTTATTATTTGTAGATATATCGGAAATGTGTAATGGTGAAGATAGTTATAATGAACATAGAAGAGGTTCATCATTCTATAGGAAATCAATAATTACGTTTACTAATGATGATAAAGAATATTATCCAGATATTGATGATTTTGAGCAATATTTAGGTACTTGGGAAACAAATATTTATGTTATTAGTGATGACAATGTTAATTGGGATGAAATAACAGAACTTACTCGTGTTAAAGAGGTTATGAAAATAATCAAAACAACCGAATGGATTCCAGTTAAATAAAATACATAAATAATATAGTTAAATGAAAAGTGTTGTAAATAATCGAAAAGTATATTTTGAATATGAAATATTAGAAAAAATAACTGCTGGTATTTGCCTTAAGGGTTCTGAGATTAAAAGTGTTAGACACAGTTCAGTTTCAATAAGTGAAGCGTATTGTTTTATTAAAAATGGTGAGATTTTTATTAAAGGTATGAACATTTCCATTTTCGAAAAGGGTGGTTTATATAATAACCATGAACCATTAAGAGAACGTAAATTATTATTGAATAAAAGGGAGATAATAAAATTACAAGAAAATATTTCACAAAAGGGGTTGACAATTGTACCGATAGAAGTAATATTAAATGATACTGGCTTCGTTAAGGTAATTATTGGATTGGGTCGAGGAAAGAATAATTATGATAAAAGAGTATCTTTAAAGGATAAGGATCTAAAACGAGATTTAGATCGAAATATTTAATAAACCAAAAAACAATAAAAAAAATATGCGAAATTTTGTTATTACTAAAAGTAATACGAATCTTGAGAATGATTCACTTAAACGTTATCTAAGGGAGGTATCATCGATACCACAATTTATATTAGATGAAGAAATTATATGTGCTTCAAAAGCAAGTTTAGGTGATAAGGTAGCTTTTGATGAATTAATAACACGTAACTTACGTTTTGTTGTTAGTGTGGCTAAATCATATGTTACTCCTTCAATACATCTAATCGATTTGATTAATGAGGGTAATATTGGTTTGATTAAAGCTGCTGAAAAGTTCGATCCAAGTAATGGGTTTAAATTTATATCTTATGCTGTATGGTGGATTCAAAAAGGTATTTTAGATTATTTAGTTAAGTATGGTAGAACGATTAGATTTCCAGCTAACCAGATTAATGGTTTAAGTAAACTAGATAAGAAAATATCTAATTTAGAACAAATTCATGAGCGAAATATATATATTAGTGATATACTTGAAACGGTTGAAAAATCTGATTTAAACGATTATGAGTTATTAACAGTATTAACCACTTACTCAATGGATTCATTAGATCGTGAAATAGGTGGTGAAGACGGAAACACTAGTGTATTGGGTGATTTTATATTTGATGAAGATAGTTATGGTAACACAGATAAGTTAACAAAATTAAGTGATTCAAAATTAGAAGTTGAAAAGATTTTAAACTTACTTAAACCTAGGGATCGTCAAATGATCATTATGCTTTTTGGCCTTGACGGTAATGAACCTAAGACACTTAAGGAAGTTGGTGATCATTTTGGTTTCAGTGGAGAATTAATTAGACAAATTCGTCAAAAGTCTTTGCTTATGTTAAAAGATAAACTGTCAAAACAAATGTCTTTTTATTAAAAATTATATATTTATAATAAAAGAAACTATGAATAAAGATTCAATTAAAATAAAACTTCGTGAGGGGTTATTAGATACCTTTACTAAAAATAAAAAGATTAAAGAAGTTGGTCCTAGTGATTCACATGTTGCTAACGTTAAACCAGACAAAGAAGGCGGTGATACGGATAAAGCAACTGATAAAGAATATTCAACAATGCAAGATAAATTAGATAATGGGATAACATCTAGAGCTGGAGTTATGAAATTAGCACTGGGTCATGACCCAGCTGATGCAACTCTTAGATCATTAGATGGTAAAAAAGTTGAAGATGACGAATATTCTTTTAATAAAGATGAAGTTACTGCGATAAATAATGTCTTAAATAAATTAAATATCCCTAATAAGAGTTAATAAACTTAAAATCAAATGTTTAAATGTTTATTGATATCAATAAACATTTTTTTTTTATAAAAAAATAGAAAAAGTTTGGAAAAACAATAAATATTTATTACCTTTGTCACATAACAAATATAAATATTTATGGAATCTAACGAAATTTTATATAATGAGACGATAGTAAATTCAGTAATTAATGGTGATGCTGATTTAAAATCTATTTTTGATGATTGCATAAATGATGGTGAAGAACCATCAGTTATTAGTGAAAATATTTTCAGAAAACTTATTTTATCTAGAAATGATTATACTTCTAGTTATTTAAAGTTCATATCTAAAAAAAATGTTAATGAAGTTATCCCAGAAGTAGTTAATAAAGTTAAAGTAGAAAAAAAATACCCTAGACGTTACGGTAAGGTTGATATTATGTTAGCAGTTGAGAAACAAGGAACACCTCCAACAACTTTACAACGAGCAATGCTTGAGTTAAATGACTTTAAAAATATGTACTCAACACTAAGTACTAAATTAATAAAAGATACTTTCTGTGATGATAAAAAATTAAGTGAGGAGAATTATTTGGATATTATAGCAACAATTAAAATTCTTAAAAATAGACTTACACCAATAATAAAATTAAAATAATAATAAAATTAAAATAATAATTATGGAAATAATAGAAATTTTGCGAAAATGTAAACCTTTATTCGTTAGAAAAATGTTGGTGGTTGAGTTAGATAAAAAAAAATGCTCAACAAAATTCTTATCACATAATTTTAATGGTTGTATGATCGTTAACGTTAAATGTAATGAAAACGGTGAATTAGATCTTCGTGGTAAGAAAGAAGAATATCGTATTATTGTTTCTGACTTACCTCAATAATAAAACTAAAATAACAAAAATTTATTAACAATTAAAAACAAAAAAAATGACAACAATTTATTATTTATTAGCTTTCATGTTTATTTCAGTAGAATTAGATTGGTTATTTTCACCAATTGAAAAGACTAAGGGATCAATTAAATTCTTTAAACTTTCAAAATTGAATAAAGGAAAAAAATGGGATGAGTATTCACTAGAATACAAATCTGAATTAAAATCAAAAATTTGGATGATTTTTATTTTATTTTGGTTTTTTATTGGGTTATTTACTGTACAATGGGTTGGGTTTTTATTTATAATACTTTTTAATTTTTTGGTTATAGCACCATTATCAAATCTAACTAATTTTAATTTTATGTATACGGTTATTCATTGGATTAACTCATTGATTGGGTTTTTGTTTGGAGTATTTATTGTTATTAACCATTACCATTTAAAAATTAATTTAACATCTATTTTATTATCTTATTTTTAAATAATACTATTATGTAATTTTATTTAAAAATAAATCATTATTTATTAGGAATATCTAAAAAGATTTATTACTTTTGTTATAGTTAATATTAATTAAAAAAAATCATTATTATGGAATTAACACCAAGAAGTATTTTTAAAGGTAAAAACTCAGATGGTAGTACTTTTAGAGCTGAAGAGTGGGATTATGGTAGTTTAGCAACATTTGAAGTTGCCGCTATGTTCCCAAGTTTAATAGTTGCATCGTTTTTTTGTTCGATTATTTCTCCAATTATGGCTATATTTAATTTATTTACCTTTAATGGTGGTATTAAATTAGGTAGTATAATATCAGTTATATGTAGTTCATTATTTTTATTGGATGCAAGTAATAAATCATTAATTACGATTTTACATGGTTGGTTTATAAGTGAAGGGACTATGAAATTTCTTGTTGCAATTAATATTGTATCACTTACAGTTCATTTAGTTTTGTTAATTTTAGGCCTCCCAATTATAAAATGGATCATGCGAGGTAAATCTAATTTTATTAGACGTGATAGATTGATCTGGTTTTATGTGTGTTGTTGTCTATTAATTGGTTGTATGTATGTATTTGGAACAACAAAAGCGGCTAATCATGGGAATTACCTAACTGATTACAATGTTGATGTTGATGAAGACGGATACAGTTATGGTTATGATCTTGAAGAAGAGGATAGTAGGTTTACTGATACTAACGATTAAATATAAAATATATGGAAATTAACAATACAATATTAGATTTAGGTGATCTTGTTAATACTTTAACACATAGTGAAACTTGGAGGTTATCTATAGTAGTTGATGAAACTAAATACAAAATTGAAGAATTATTATTAGAAGCAAGAAAAATGATTACAAGTAAAGAACATTTTATTGAGTTAGCTAATTCTGAAAACCCAATTCATCTTAAATATGTTAACACATTAGTTAATTATGGTAAACAGTTGACGATTATCGAAAAAAATATGGTAATAATTACCAATGCATTATTATGTTTTGAAGCAAAAATATGTGAAAAAAGACCTTCATTAAAGGATTTAAAAAATATTTGGTTAAATTAAAAAATTAAAAAATTATGGGTACGAAATTTTTATTTACAGTTAAGGGTATTGTTATTGGGATTTGTTTTGCTGAATTAGATTCAACTTATTATATTTGCCCATTAACTATTATGTGTTTAACAGCATTTGGTGTTTTTATTGAAATTAAAACTAATAAATAATATGAGAAAAAAAGAGATACTTTATTTGGATATGGATAACACAATATGTGATTTTAATTCAGCAATAATTGCGTTAAATCCAGAGTTGGCTGATATTTTTAACAAACCAGAAACAGAAGAAGGTAGTGTATTGATCGAAGAAAAGATGATTAAGTCACCAAGGTTATTTAGGGATTTACCCCCAATGCCATATGCTGTTAATACAATCAAAAGACTTAATGAACACTTTGATATTTATTTTTTATCAACACCATTTGATGGGTTACCAGAATCATTTATGGATAAGAAATTATGGTTAAATGAGCATTTTGGTAAGTTAGCTTATAAGAAGCTAATATTGACACATAGAAAGGATTTAAACGTAGGTGAATACTTAGTTGATGATAGACTAAAGAATGGTGTTAGTGAGTTCACTGGTGAGCATATTCATTTCGCAACTGATAAATTCCCAACTTGGATTGAAGTTGAAGAATATTTAATGGGTCAATTATCATTTTTATCGTTAAAAACATCTAGTGAGTGGTGTGAAATCATTCCAACTAAATATAATTTAGTTATTTTAAATACAGATGGTTGGGATTGTAAAAATTTTGAATTTTCTTTCAACGAAGAAGCAATAAGTCTTGACGAATTTAAAATTAGATTAAGTTATTCGACTATAAAGTGTGATATTTTATTTTATGAATTTATTAAAAATATGAGTTATTAAAATATTGAATGTCAAGTGAAAAACTATTAATTGGTTTTTGTTTGGTTGGTTCAGATATGGGTAAACTGATAATTAAATTGATTGAAGAAAAGAAAATAAAAATGATAAGTTATAAGATAACTTATCGATATGTATTTTACGAAATAAAAAAAAATAGAATGAAAATTATTGTAAATAGTACTGGAAGTACCGAATCTGTATTTATTACGGAAATAAAAACATATAAGGTTTTATGTGATGATGCGAATGAATACGATATTGATGTTAGTTATGTTAAAAAAGGTACTAAATATTGTTTAAAATATTCAAATAGTGAAATATGGTCAATTGAGGCTCGTGGTTTAACTTTATTAACCATAATTGATACTGGCCTTGGGTTCAAGATATCACCAAAGATTAATAAATGTGATTACCATTATTTTTGGTATCTATCTATGTTGAGTAATTTTATCATTAAAAGTAGCCCTAACGATAATGTATCAGTTGTTGTTGAAATAGATTCTAAAAAAATAATAATTTAAATTAGGTTTATTGGTATTTGTTTAGTACATTTGTAATGTTATTATAAATATATAAATTTACTAATATGAAAAATTTTACGTTATTAAAAGAGTTACCAGAAATTACAGCAAATAAAGAGTTTGTTAAATTAACAAAAAATAAAGTTTTTGTTGGTTTCTCAATCAGTATCGAAATTAATTCAGTTGATTTTGGTACATATTATTATACAAATAAACAATCTGAAATTGAATGTCAATCAGATTTTAATGATTTAAATATTATAATTAATGGTTAAAGATGATTTTAAGTTTTACTCAACAGATTTCTTATCTAATAGATTAGAATTGGAGTTAATAAATGAAAATTTTGAGTTGGTAAGTGAAATTAATGATGAAATTAATTTAAGGGAAATTACATATGTTAAAACTATGTCCCTTGAATCACAAATAAATATTATCATTAACAGTATAGGTTTGGAACGAATTCATTTAGTTATGGAAAATCTAAATTGGTGTTGGCGGTTTTCTGGAGTACCAACAATAGATGAGTTGAAAACCGAAGCAATTTCTATGCTAAAAGAAGTATGGGATTGTGATGAACACTTATCACATGAACTAGCGATAAGTGGTGGTGGCTTTAAAGTAACAAGGTTAATATATGATGGTGTTAAATCTTTAAAACTTGAATTTATTTTATCTGATTTCATGATTGATGAAGATATATTATTGATGACAGAAGAAGAATTTTATCGTGTAAATAATGAAGAATAAGAATTACTAAAATATGTAAGGTATAATTCATTCAATAGTCAGAATAATAGTTGGGTTGTTTTACGTATTAATTTATGATGGAAAGTATGGAAAGTATGGAAAGTGAATTTAGTAAATTATTAAAAGCTAAACGTAGTGTTGAGGTTATTAAAAATGATAAAAAAACTGAAAACGTATTAATACTATTAGAATTAATAACTTTTATATTAGGCTATGTTATCATAGTTTATTCTTTAGGTTTTTTGATTGGTTTTGGTTTTTGGATGGTAATATGGTCTAATAATTTAGCGACACAAAGATTTTTTAATGGTAAAAAATAATTTATGAAAGGGATTAAAGTTGGTAGTTTAGTTGTTGCTTTAAACTCTTCAAGACCTAATGAAATACAAGTACGTATAAAGAATAAGGTCCAAAAAATTAATTGTGTTAAATATTGTACTAAATGTGCGGTTCAAATAATCAACACTGATCAAACGGTTAATCTTAATTATTCAGATTTTAATGATCCGATATGTGTTAATTGTGATACACAACAAAGTTCTATGGATCTTGTTTGGGATAGAAGTATTAACTATTTTTTGATCGATGAAGAAGAATCACTAATATTTTGTGAATTGGAAAAAGCATTAATTAATTGTGATTTTGAATCAGCTATGGAACTAAGACATTCTTTAATTGAAAAAAAATACAAATAAATTAGGAATAACAAAATAAATTTATTACCTTTGTAATCATCAATTAAATATGTTTTTGTTATGGTTAAATTTAGAAAAAATGATAAGGTTATTGCTTTAAATTCTAATACTGATATAAACAGTCAAACTAGGACTAAGGGTAAAATTTATAGTGTTAAAGAATTTACATATTGTAATCATTGCGGTTCACAAAGAATTAATTTAGGTGGAATGTATATTAATGGTAATGTAGATATTGGTTGTGGGGATTGTGAAAAATCACAAAGTAATGATTTTTTAGATTGGACCGCATCAAAATATTTCGTTTTAGCAGATGATATTGGGATTAAAGAAGCTTTAATTAAAGCGATTTATGATGAAGATTATGAAGTTGCTATTTTGTTAAGAGATTTTAATAAAAAAATAAATAAATAAAATGGAAGTATTATTATGGGTGTTTGGTTTTATTATAACCATTGGGTTGATTAGAATCATTTTTAAACCGTTTACTGGTTTTGGTAATTTTATCATGGAAATGTTATTAATTGATTTATTAGTCGATTTATTAAGTGCAATAGTTGATTCAATAGATGAAATGGAGTAATTATGAAGATATTTTTATTAATCTTAAGTATTCACATAACTATTTTAAGTTATGGACAAGTTGGTGATAGAATTTCATATATATCGAATAAAAAAGATACGTTGATATTACCAAATAATGAGGTTGGACATCAAATTCTATTTAGTTGGGATTTAATTCCAAAGAGTGAAAGACCAGTTATTGTTTGTTGTGTCGCAAAAACAATAACTGTATTAAATTATTTTATTAAAAAAGAAGAAGAAAATTAGGGATAACCATTAATTGTTATTACCTTTGATTATTATTAATTATTTAAATATAAAAACTATGAATCCACATTCAAGATTAGCATCATTTTATCGACATTTTTATTTAGTTGGAACACTTCCAAATAACCTATGTCTTTATTTCTGGTCATTATTGTTAGCAATTGTAATAACACCTTTTGTGTTCAGTGCTATGATAAGTAATTGGTTTAATAAACAAATTACTTATCATGAACATAAAGAAGATGAGTGGGGTTATACTTCTAATTTTGAATGGGTTATTTTAGAACCAAAATTAAAGCAATATTATTCAGTTAATCCATCAAAATTGCCAACATCTACAGGTTTAATCTTAAATATTATATTTTTAGCTGTTGGGGCATTAATTATTAACTTAATGTCTTATTTTTTAAATAATGATTTGTTTAAAATATTTAGCAACATAAATAGTGGTTATTTTGTTATCAATTTAATTGTTATTAATTTAATTATTATAATTATTGGACTGGTTTCATCGTTTATTATATATTATTCAATTATATTTTCGTTTATTTTTTTATGTGATTTATATAATAAAATTAAAGGTGAGGATAAAAAAATAGATGATTACGATGAAATTGAAAAACAATATATAATAAGAAGAAATGCTTTAATCGAAAAAAAACGTTATAGGTCTGAAAACCCAAATTTTATTAGATTATGTTTTAGATGGTTAAAGGCTAAAAAAGATAAAAATTGCCCTATACTTAAATGGGATTATGATATAAAAAAAAATAAATAAATAAATAAATAAATAAATAAATAAATAATGAATAAAAAAATTGAAAAGAACATTTTAACTA